GCCGCTGCGCGCGCTGCCGATCCGTCTCCGGGTTTTCCGCCCCGGTTTCCTTGCCCGGAAATTTCACCACCCGGCCGGTTTCTTCGGCGCCGGGCCCGTCCGCCGGCAAGGTTTCCGGCGGCGTCTCGGGCGCGCCCTGCGGAATGGTTTCGGGAGTCGGTTCGTTTTTCGTTTCATCGCTCATGGTGTGTTCCCCCTATGGCTGTGTGTTGGTTTCCTGTTTCGCCGCACCGGCGGCCCTCGACGTCAAAATGGCTTTGGCGGCCAGTTCGGAATCCGCCAGAATCCCCAGAACGTGCAGCGCCCCGCGCACCTGCCGCAGCTCCGCGTCCAGAACCGGGGTGTTCAGGTTTTCGGTCTGCGCCCGCAGCAAGTCGCGCATTTCCGCCGCATACCCGGCCAGCCACTTCATGCCCTCGTTTCCGGGAGCATGCGGGTTCGCCAGGCGCTGCAGAACCGAATCGTCCGCGCGGCTGATCAGGTGGACCTTGGGCTTGTAGCTGATCATGCCGCCGCCTCCCTGCCGCCCGCGCCGCCGGATGCGGCCTGCGCTTCGGCCATGCCTTCCAGCTTGGCCATGAATTCGGCCATCATCAGATTGGTTTTCTTCGCCTCGGCCGCCGCTTCCGCCAATGCCTTCTGGCCCTGGGCGGACAGGTTTTCGGCGCCGGCCTGCAGCTTCGCCACTTCCGCCTGCAGCTTGGCCAGCCCCATTTGACGGAACGGATCGTTTTCCTGCATCTGCGCCATCATCTGCGCGTTCTCGTGCTTTTCCTCCGCCGTCATCAGGAATTTCTCGGCGTCGATCCCCAGCTCGCGCCCCTTGGCGATGGCCATCTCGCGCACCTTGGCCTCGGCGGCGAGCACCGGGTTCATGAGGATGAACGCAAACAGGTTGTCCATCTTCATCGCCGCATCGGCCACCTTGCGGAAATTGGCGTAGCCCTTGGCCGTTACGCGGTAGTTCCCCTTTTGCTCGTGCGGAATTTGCGGGTCGAGCATGTTGCACTGGTGGAACCATTCGACGGTCGGCTCGACGAACCGCTCGTCCATCAGCGCAGAAAACTGGCCGATCGTCTGCTCGAACTGGCCCATCTGCTCCTTCACCTGCGTGGCCGTCACCCGGCTTTGCATCGTGTTGAGCCCGCTGGCGATCCGGGGCATCATCGAGTTGTCCTCCGCCTGCTGCACCAAAAGGCGTATCAGGTCGATGGTGGCCGCCGTGGTCGGCATCACCCGCAATTGCTGGATGGCCTGGTGCACGTTCGGGCAGTCCGGCGAAAGTTCGATCCGCGCGCCCGGCTCGATTCGGTCGAACGGGCTGTCGATGTCGCCCTCGCGCACCGCGAAGATGACGTCCCCGGAAAGCAGCGTGTTGTCCAGGGCGCTGCGGAGCATGCCCGTCATGGCCTTCATGTCGTGCTCGACGTTGTCGGCCACGCCTTCGGGATCGATTTCGTCGGCATGGAGCTCGAACCAACCGAACCGGATGGGCCGGTCGCACGAACGCGAACGGGTGAACATCACCACCACGCCGTTGACCACCGAGACCGCCACGTGGACCTCGTCGCCCGCCTCGACCTCGTCGCCGTCCGGCTCCCAGCGCTCGGTTTGACGTCCGGCATTGGCGTCGGCGCGGCGGAGCGATTCCCATTCGTCCTCGAAATCCTCCACGACGTCCCTCGGCAGCCACCCGTGGAATTCCACCACCACCGTGTTGTGCGTCCGGTTCGTCAGTCCGCGCTGGTTGGGCGACAGGCTGTTGTCGTCCTCGACAATTGTCCCGTTGTCGGTCCCCTGCTTGAGAACCGCGCGCTTCACCTGCTCCAGGCTGTAGAGATCGGGGTTGGCCTCGGCCATCTGCCGCAGGCGCCGGGCCGGCATGAGCACGCGGTGGATCAGGAAAGCCCCCTCGTCGGGGTCTTCCGCTTCCACGTCCCAGAAGCAGTTCCAGATGCTGGCATAGCGCACGCCCGGTTGAACCACCGGATGGTTTTCGTCCACCCAGCGGATGTGCTCGGGGTTGACGCCGCTGAAATCGAACAGCCCGCCCGCATCCTGCCGCCACCGCCGCTCCATGCGCTCGAACAGGTCGAGCTGGTAGGCGTACATGCCGTAGAGCGCGGCGGAAAACACCAGCTTGCGCAACGTCTTCGGCGCGCGGCACTGGCGCAGCTGGGCCTTCACCAGGTCCTGGGCGCGCGAGACGGACGCATTTTGCTCTTCGAGGAGAACCCGGTCGGTTTCGGGCTGCCAGGCCTCGTAGGCGAACGGCACTTCCCCGTCCGGCATGTAGTAGCTCAGCAGCGTGGAAACGGCCGTCATGACCTTCTGCTTGGTCAGGTTCGGCGTGATGTCGCTGCGCCAGGCGGTGCCCTCGCCCTTGCGGAGCGCCACGGCGATTTTCCGGCGGAAGTATTCCCGGTTCCGGTTCCACTTCTCTTCCAGCGGCCTGCGGTTCCTCTTCGCGTCTCCGTAGATGCGCTCGATTTCGCCGGCCAGCCGGGTGCTTCCCCCTGTTTCCCCCGTCGTCATGTCAAGGCTTCATGCCAGTCCCCGTTTGCGCGTGTTCAGCGGCAATTCCCCAATCGCCAATCCGATGCAGTCTCCACTTCACCACGCTTTGCGTTTCCCGTCAACGGATTTTTTCAGTCGGGGCGAAAATTTTCCAGCCAGCCGTCGCCGCGGATTCTCGGCGGCCTCTTCCGGATCCCGGCGCACAGCCGCGCCGCCGCCGCCAGCGCCGGTCCCACCACGTTTCCCTCGCTGGCCTTGTAGTCGCGCATGGCGTTGTGGACCTCCCCGCCGCCGTCGTAGCGCAGCCGCCGCTCGTTCATGGCGTCCACCAGCATGCCGATGCACGCCTCCAGCGTTTCGTCCACGGCAAAGAACCGCGCCGCCTTCGCCACGTCGAGGCCTCCGCGGCGGATGTCCCGCAAAAACGAATCCGGCCGCGCGTCCCCCCGCCCGGCATACCACAGCTTGCAGCCCCAGTCCCCCATCGCCCGCGACATCCACGGCGCCAGCCCGTGCGACGCCAGCCGTCCGTTTTCCACCACGTTGTCCACGGTGGAAAAGACGTGCTCGGCGAAAATCTCAACGGTTTGTTTGGCCACGTCCGCGCCGTCCGCGCGCACACCGGCCACCAAGGCAAACCCGGCCATGTTCTCTTCGAAGGCCGCTTTGGTCGTTTCCCCCGGCCAGCAAATGCCCCCGCGCATGAAATATACGCCGTCCAGCGGCGTCGCCTCTTCCCCGTGGAACCACAGCTGCACCGTTCCGTCCGCCCGCGCGTGCAGTTGTTCCGGCCTCCGGCTCATGCGATCCGCGCCCCCGCATCCGGGTTGAACTGCCCGGCCAGGCCCCCGCCGAACACCGCCGCCCCGCCGCCGATCCTCACGCCCGTGCGCATCGGGCGGTACATGCAGGCGTGGCAGGCCTCGTCGTAGGCGTGGTCCGGCCCCTTCTGGTCCACGTCTTCGGGATTGTTCGGGTCGGTTTGCAGCAGGGGGATGATTTCGATGAACCGCTTGCAGCTCCGGTAGACCTGCAGCATGGCCCGCCCGCCGCCCTCCCGCTCGTGCGGCACCCGCAGCCGCGCATGGAACTGGCGGATCTTCTGGGCCCGGTTTGCGTCGCCCTTGCGCAGATAGAGGCCGTTTTTCGCGAAGGTGTCCGCCGTGCTCGAAAGCTGGCCGCCGCCGCGGTAGTCCGCCTTCTTCGAGAAGCAGTCCGGGCCGGCCAGCCGGATGATCCGGTCGCGGAATGGCCACAGCCCCATTTCCTTTTCGCGGTCGATGATTCCATCTGCGATGTCCTGGTCCGCCAGGCGGTGGCCCTTGGTGATGTCGCGCCCCTCGCACCCGTACCACTCGGCGAACCGGTACAGCCGCCCCTCTTCGTCCATCCACCACCAGCCAACGGAAAACGGCGCCCCGAACCCCCAGTCGAACGTCATCAGCAGCGGCACGCCTTCGGGCACGGGGACGTCGTCGATCGTGTGGTCCTCCCAGCGCAGATCGAACACCTGGCCCTCGAAGATGTCCCAGTTGCCGTTCCGCCAGGCGCTGCGCAGCGGTTCCGGCAGCAGCTCGAGGTTTTTCACGTATCCGGGGTCCGTCAGCATCAGCGTCGGGTTGTCCTCCACCTTGGCGGGAATGAACATCCGCAGGCGCCCGTCGCCCATCCGGTGCGCCATGTTCGGCATGTCGCGCCCGATGCCCCAGCGGTTTTTCACCCAGACGTGCCCCGGGCCGCCGGGGTTCGTGGTGGCAAAGACCTTCGGCGTGATGCCCGGAATGGTCGACCGGCAGCAGGCCAGCAGTTGCTGGTAGGCCTCTTCCCGGGGAATCTGCGTTAGTTCCTCGATCAGGATCTTCTGGAATTCCTGCCCCTGGTATTTTTTCAGGCTCTTTTCGTCCTTGAGGTGGCCAGTGAAGATTTTCGGGCCCGTCGGGAACTCGAAATATACCGGCTTGCCCTTCTTGCGCCCCCCGAGGATTTCGAACATCCGCTCCGCCCGGTCGATCCAGTCTCGCAAGTCCTCCTGGGTTTCGCGAAGGACCAGCGCCCGGAACCGCTTTTGGATCAGGTAGTCCGGCTCGCACATCCACGCGATTCCCGCATCCGTCTTGCCGCCGCCGCGCGCCCCGCCATAGAGCAGCTCGAACACTCCGTCCACCGAAAGGGCGAACTCCTGCTGCCCCGGATTCGGCGTCCAGGCCACCCGTGCCCCCGCCCCGGCCATCAGTCGCCCTCGCCGATTTGCCTGGCCACCGGCGCCGGCCGTTTCGTCGGCAGGTGGATCACCGCCGCCAGCAGCGCCGCCATGGCGTCTTCCGGCTGCACTTCCGGCTGGTCGCGCCAATCGTGGGTGTTCTTCAGCGCGAAGATGATCCCCGCCGGGTTGCGCCCGGACGATTCCGCCAGCTTGGCCTCCATCCACGCCTCCGCCATGGTGTCCGCCATCTCGCAGGATCGTTTCCACTCCGGCAGTTTGGCCAGCGCCGACCATTCCCGCCGGGTCAGGCCAAAGATCAGCATCAGGGAAAGGCGGCTGAATATCTTGGGCATCGGCAGCCCTTCGGCTGCCTTTTCCAGCCCGCAAAGCACATTGTAGATGCTCGTCACGTGCTCCAGGAACTCCCCGGGATCGCACCAGCCTCGGGACTCGCCCAGATACGCCTTGCCGTCCCGCAGGTTGATTTCGGGCAAGGCATCGCCCCCGGTCTCCGGCTTGTCCGGAATCCGGGAAGGATCCACCAAGGAATGTTCCCCCGTTTCGCTCATCAGCCCCCCAAGGCTGCAACGCATTCAACGCCAGATTTCCGGAACTGTCAACCCCGCGCCGGTTTTAGGGGTCAATTATTTTCAGCAGGTCGATCGATCCCAAACCCACGGCACCACCCTTTTTTTGGGGCACCCGCCTCCCCCCGACGTTGTTTTGTGGAAATTCTATCCAGCGCCAGCAGTCAAATCCGAGTCCCCGCGCGCTAGCCC